TCTCTACCGGTTACCGGAAGTTGCTGCTGCGGCTAAAAGCGGTGATGTCGGATGGGTCGTCGAAGGAGAAAAGGACGCCGACACCATCACCAAACTCGGTGGGACGGCGACAACGATGCCGGGTGGTGCGGGCAAGTGGCTGGACATACACACTGAAGCCCTAAAGGGCGCTGAGGTCTACATCGTTCGGGATAACGATCAGGTTGGAATCCAACACGCCATCGACGTGTACCACGCACTTGTCGCACAGGGAATCACGGCAACTCTCTGCAAGCCCTACGACGGGATCAAGGATGTAACCGATTTCGTTCAGGCCGGTCACGATCTTGAGCAACTTCAAATTTGGGATGCCGAAGTAGTCCCGACTGAAGAATTTGTGCCAGAGGAAGTTGTCGAAAGCGAAAGCCCCGCCTCACCTCTGGACGAATTGATCCGTCAGATCGAGGAACTAAAGTCAAAGGATCTTTCTTCGGCTTCACTCACTGGACGAATCCATTCACTTGTTGATCGGTTAGATCCCAACAGCGATCCGACGTTTGATGAAGGACGGCTTGTTTCGTGGGGGCCGTTCATTGACGAAGAAGTTGATGACGAATACGACTGGGTCATTCCGGGATTTCTCGAACGGCAAGACCGTGTAATCCTTGTTGCGGCGGAAGGTGTTGGCAAAACCATGCTTGCACGGCAGGTGGCGATTGCATCTTCTGCCGGGATTCATCCGTTCACTTACGAAAAGATTCCACCGATCAGGACTTTGACGATTGATTTGGAGAATCCCGAACGGATCATCCGGCGAATGTCCACGTCAATTGTCGGGGCTGCTCGACGTTTGAGTGGCGGAAAAGGTCCGGTCGAAGCACATCTCCTCATCAAGCCTGCCGGTATAGATTTACTCAAAGCATCTGACCGTGTTCTCATCGAAGAAACCATCGAACGAACCAAACCAGAACTTGTGTGCCTCGGTCCTCTCTACAAGTCGTTCATTGACCCCGGCAACAAAACGGCTGAAGCAGTTGCGGTAGAGGTTGCCCGGTACCTCGATTACCTGCGAACGACATACAAGTTCGCCCTCTGGATGGAACACCATGCACCGTTGGGTGGTTCTGGTGGACGCGAACTGCGACCATTCGGTTCAGCGGTATGGAGTCGTTGGCCCGAGTTCGGTTTGACCCTTGAGCCTGACCTCACGGCGGACGAGAACTACACATACAAGATGGGCAACTTCCGAGGCGACCGTGATGTCCGTCATCGTCCAACTAAAATCAAACGAGGGAAAGTTTTCCCATTTGAGGTTATTGACTTCCTGACGACCTAGTATGTAGAAATGGCCGGACAACAAGGACTGACCAAAGAGTTTCTTGCAGAACGGGACTTGCGCATTTTCAAGATGCGTCAAGCCGGTGTTGCCGCAAACGAAATCGCCCGGCGCTTCGGAATTTCAACAAACGCGGTCAACGCTTCAATCAAGCGGCAGTTGGAAAAACTTAACCGGGAAGCCCTCATGGCGTATCCGGAAGTTCTTCGCATGGAACTTGAACGGCTTGATTCGCTCCAACAGGCCATCTGGCCCATGACCCAACATCGAAAAGTAACCCTCGACGACGGTACCGAGATGATGGTCGAGCCAGATCTAAAAGCAATCCAGCAAGTTCTTTCGGTGATGGACCGTCGATCCAGACTCCTCGGTATGGAGCAAACCAACATCAGCCTTTCGATCGACGCAAGTAACGAACCCCAGCGGGCTGTTCTCTCAGGGGCTACCGACAAAGCCATCGACGCCAACCATTTCAATCCCGAAACCGAAGCCCGTCAGTTGCTTGAACTTATGGGTTCGGCTGGTGTCCTTCCGGAAGAAACCGTCATCGAGATGCTCGGCCAGTCCCGGCAACTCGAAGCTCCTAAATCTGACCAAGAAATCGTCGAAGCAGAACTAATTGAGGAAGACAATGACTGAACAAGACAATCTCGAAGTTGCCATGAACCACGAAGCCGACCACATGGAGCTTACGGTTCATCCCGATACCGGTTCCGAACCCGGCAATCCGGCAACCGCACAGGTGCTTATCCGCACCACGCCATATGACCGTGACCGCTGGAAGCAAGCAGCGGAGAAGTACGGCATCAGCATGAGTGACTTCATCCGCACGGCAGTCAACCAAGCAGCGGTAGACGCCCTCGACTGCGACCACCCCCTAAACCAACGCCGGTACTACCCGTGGGCGGAGTTCTGCCTCAAGTGCGGCCAGCGACTTCGAGGCTAAAGGACAAACCATGAACGCACGACCCGGTCGACCACCAATCCGAGCCAACGGAACATCCACGTTGTCTTTGCGGATCCCGGCTGACATCAAGAACTACCTGATTGACACCTCAGAGGCTCTGGACATGACGATCACGGAGTACCTGATCACTCTGGTCAAACGTGATTCTGGAGAGATTTCTCCGAATGCCTAGAGGGCCACAACGGGCTACCGGTGATCTGGCTTATCTCCAGATCCGGTTACCCGGCTGGTTGAAGAACGAAGTGATCGACCATTGCGAGTCCCGGGAGATTTCCTTGAACGCTTGGCTGGTCGAGGCTTTGCGTGCCCAGCTTCGTGTTGAGTTGGAAGTCCCGGCTCCGCCTCCGGCGAGAGCGCCGCTTCCCACAACGGCTGACATGATCCGGGGTTGGGCTACCGGCGAGCGGCTGATCATGCCGTGCGGTCGCAACGAGACGTGTGCCGGGGTTGACGATGCGGGCCGCTGGTCTCATGACGGCATGGGCTTCTGCAACGAGTGCGGCATCCGGGTGGTCTGACGGCACCCCGATGGCAAACTTCCCCGTCGAAGCGGAGAAGCGAGTTCCACCGAGGTGTGGCGCGCGCTGGATGTACAGTCCGGCAGCAACCAAAGGATGGCCCGAATAACAGAGACACAGAGCCTTCCGTCTACTAAATAACTATACCAGTTGCGGTACAGTTAGAAGTCGTACCTGTGGATAAACCTGTGGATCATTGGGGTTCTCCACCGTCCGGATACAAAGCAGTGATCTAAGCCGTGTCAAACGCAAATACCTCAAACGGTATATTGTGCGACTTTGATCCCAGAACGGCTTAGAAACGATTCTAGGGGGTCCTCCGGGGACTCCAGAGGTCTATGACCTTGTCCCACGGGAAGAGCCAGTCAACCCGCACGTTGAGGCAGTCGGTCCAGAAGGTAGTTCCGTTGGAAGGATCCGTCTGGCCCGCCTCCCACTTGACCCCACATTGGTTCAGGCCGCGCTGGCCGATGGCTCCAACGATGAAGCCCCGGGTGAACCGCTCCAACCCCTCGACGCCCTTCTCCCGAAGAAGCGAAACGAAGATGTAGAAGTCGGGCCGTTGGTGGTCATGGTTGTACAGCGGGACTGAGCAGTCGTACTCCGGTCGAGGCACAACGGTGCGGTCCTTCGTCTTGATGTCAACCGTGCCAGCCGGGACTGTCAGGTCATGGGTCGTGCGGAAGTCAGCGGTGTACTCGATACCGGCAGCATCGAACGCTTTCTCCACGAGCAGTTCTCCGAGCACGCCCACCTCATTAGCTGCTTCTTTACGGTGTGATCCGGGAAGCACCTTGAGAGTATCTATCCGTACTTTGGCTAGATCTCTGAGGGAGTCGGTAATAGGAATGCCTTGCATTCCGTAAGACTACTTGACGGCGGTGAGATTTGCAAATACATAAAGGATCTCATTCGCCTCATGCCACTCAGACGGGAACTCCTCCCAAGCCTCACCCTCGAACCGCGCTTTGATCCCCGGTACGAATCGAGCCTGCTCCTCACGGGTGTAGTACCAAAACGAGTTCCGGTTCCAGAATGAACAATGGGTCGGATCCTGAAAAGCCCCCCGGCCCCCAGTCGAAGGAGTCATCGACAGCAACCAGCCCCCCGGCACCAGCACCCGATGGATCTCATTCATCAGACCGACCGTGCAATAGCAAGCCTGATGCCGACAAGTCGAATCCGCACAATGCGGAACATGCTCAAGGAAGTCCTTCGCCCGAATGACCCCGACCGAGTTGTCCTCGAACGGCAGTCCGTGACGGATGTCACACTCGACATCGGCTGAATCTAGAATGTCGACACACCGGTACCACTCCGGCGACGACTCACCCCCACCGAGGTCGTACAGCGGCAGTCCATTCGCAACGGCCCATTCTTCGGCGGCGTGCATCACTTGCCACTCCACATCTGGGCCAGAGTCGGACGGATCGACCGGATCCCCCTGCGGCGTTGCTCTGCGGCTAACTGGCGGGGAGTCAGGCCAGCCCAGACCCCGTGCATGTCTGCGGCGGGGAATTCCAGCGCGTACTCCAAACAGTCGGTCTTCACCGGACAGGTTCTACACAGGCTTCTCGCATACGGGATGTAGGTGATGTCCTTGTAGTTCTTCGGGAACATTGC